GTTGGTGTTGGTGCTGTTGGTACTCCAGTAAAGTTTGGACTAGCAATATTAGCTAATGGTATTAGTTTAGCAGTTAACGTAACAACTTGATTGTTAAGTGTAGTAATACCAGGCAATACTGTTGTATTGACTACAGTTTCTAAGTTACCAATACGAGAATTTAAAACAGAGTTTAAACTTGCCACAGCTAAGTTAGCCATTGTTTCGGCAGCCGCAACTCCTGCATTGATATTTGCTTGTAATGTGTTTGATACACCATTTACATAAGCAAGCATTGCCAAGTTAGCAGTAACAATAGCCGCATTGGCCGCTGTTAGGTTGGCATTAGTACTAGATTGAAATGCTGATAAGTTGGCATTGGTTGTAGTAATAACCGAACTAATGTTTCCACGATAATCAATTTGTACAGCCGTTACGTTTGAATTTATTTGTCCAATGGCTACGTTAAGATTAGCATTAATACCATTTTGTATTGCATCAACATAACCTTTATTTGCAACGCCACGCGAATAGATAGGATCTGAATAAACATAGGCATGACCTGATTGGCCATTAAATGACATTGCACGAATGTTGCCATTGGCCGTTGTATTCATAAAGATTTCAACATTACCGCCTGGATTCTTATTTTGTAGAATTAAATCATCTGTGGATACATAAAGATTAGCATTGTTAAATGAAATGTTACCAGCAACTGTTATGTCGCTCGCAAAACTTGTAGCAATATCTCTACGAGCAAATACAGTTGGGCTTAGATTGCCAACTGTATTACTATTAGTCGCTGTTCCGTGTAACACAGCAATATTACTTAGATTAATACCGGGCTGAATAGTTGTAAAGTTTGTATATGCAGTTGATACAGCAGAGTTAACTGTGAATGTTGTGTCGTAGCTGGTTACACTGATAGCATGATTATTAGTATAGTTAGTAACCACAGTATGTGTATTACCTGTAGTATCTGTTACTGTTTCAACAAATGGTCCTGTTTTATATTGGCTAGCAGTATACGCTGGGCCAATCAACTGCCATTGTGTGCCAGTCCATGAGCGCAGTTGATTATTAACTGTGTCCCACCATTGGTCTCCAACATTACTGGCAGTAGGTGCCGCATTGGCAACAATTTTTTGACTTACTACAATAAAATCTGTACCGTTATAAACTTTTAGTATATTGTATTTTGTATCAAACCATAGTGTGCCTGGCAACATTAATGTTGCATTTTGACTTTGGGAAGGATCGTTATTGTTGGCAAAATTTTGTAATAACTTAATAAAGTTTTCGTTTTGTATTTCGCCGTAGCTTGGATAGTTACGTCCAATAAGAGTAATACCAGAGCTGGTATCAATGACACCGTCTTGTAACACACCCGATGGCATGGTTGGAGTTATTAGTGCTGAACCGTCAGTCTTATTAATAGGGTATGTCATTGTTTATTATCCGGTTGAACTTAAATTTGTTAATGTTTGAATTCTCACAGTATAATCGATTTGAATCAGGCGGTTTAAGGCTTTTTGTACTGGGTGGAATACTACGTGTGTCAACAACGGTCCTGTACTTGTTAGTCCGCTTGATCCGTCAGTACTACGTCCACGCAGGCCTAGTTCGTCAAATACAAACTGACCGTTTAAGTTTTGACTGTTATCAAAAGCCTGCTGTCCACTAGGCTCACCGTAGTCTAATAAACAAGTAACTAAAATGTCAGTGTACACAGTACCAGGAATGTGTGCAATAGTCATTTTATTATTAACTGGATCTGGGTTAGCAATGGCTGTATTATCAACAATTTTACTATAAGTTGGGTTGTAGAGTCTAGCACTTTGACCTACAGTATTTGTAGGCAAGTATGTAATGATACCAGTTGGGTCAACACTTGTTCCACCGTTGCCAAAGTTCATTTCATAAATGTATTTTTGTCCTTTGTCTGCAATACTGTTGGCCAGTGCAATACTGAAGTTTTCGTAGTGGATAGCATTAGGCTTATCGATGAAAACTTCGCCTGACTTAGGATCGAATATCTTGATATGCCCGCGGATATAGATTCCGGATGATTCGTTTGGGCTCTGTGTTGTTTTTTCCACTGCTTTTTCCTCTGTTTTGTTTAAATTCTTGTTTGTATCAGTATTTATCATGGCATATACCCTGGGCTTGCTAATAGGAATGTGGCCTGTACTGTGGTGCTGTTAATTAATCCATTACCGCAGGTTAAGTTACCATTGGCTGTGTCTGGTGTATACCAAGTTGATGTTTCGGTTGCAACTACAGTATTAGCTAGTACTGTTACGCTGTTTCCACCTGTGTATGAATAAGTTACATTGGCGGCACCAATGTTAGCAAAAGTTGGTGTACTCAATGGAATACTTTGTTGAATACTTGCATCAACTACACGAACATTAGCTAGATGTACACTAGGTACCGCAGTTCCGTCTACACCACGGCGTATTTGTCCTATTGCATTTCCGTAGGTAGCAACGTTTCCTACTAGCGTAACATTTGAAATAACATTGGCAAAGTTAGCACCATAAACATTACCAGTAGTAACATAAATGTTACTGTTGTAGCTAATCACAGTATCCACTGGTATTGTTGCGTTTGCTAGCCAAGGAGTTTGGTAACTGTAGTTTTTGTAATAACTAATCTTTTCGCTACCAATGAATACCATACCAGGAATACTCAACACTGGATTTGGCAGTGGTAATCGCGATGCATTATTGACATAAATCACATTAGATGTCATTGACAGATTAGAACTCAATGTTGTTGTGTTTGCCGCAGATATTCTATGTGCGTCAATGCGTCCATTCATGTCATGGAACAATCTAAATGCATAGTCATTGACAGAAGGAGATGTATTTGAAAACACGCTGATGCTTAATGTGTCATACATGCGCCCTGGTACTAGTTCCTCTGGAGCATAACTGCTGAATGGTCCAACATAGGCACCACCGTCAATGAGGATTTCTTCTGGTTTTACACCAAAACTTGTTGTATAGGTACTTGATATAGTTGAATCGTATACGTTACCTGTAAATGTATTACCATCAATGATTACCCCTGGGTAACTTAGATTGGCATAGGTCACACGATTAAACTTGACTGTGGTGCTGATACTACGCACAAGATTGTGTCCGCTGTTGCTGCCGTCAAACAAGTTACGCAGTACTGCTCGAGCGTTGGCCACTTGTGTACCAGTACTGGTACCAATGATGGTAACTGTGGGTATTGAAGTGTATCCAGACCCTGAGTTGGTGATGGTAATACCTGTTACATTACCATTGCTATCAATGGTTGAATATGCTTCTGCGCTTGTGCCGCCGCCACCACTGATTACAACCTGTGGAGGAAATAGGTATCCGGAGCCCGGACGTTCAATAACAGCATTAACAACTTGATATTTGTAGTTGTTATACCATTGACTATAAATGCTATTTGTGTGACTTAGTAAATCAGTATCATAGTTTTGTTCGCCGCTCGGACCACGATAAATGGAAACATTAGCGTCCCAATATGGTGGCAAATCAAAGTCAGTGATATCACTGCCGTAGGCATCATTACCAACATAGTCAACCACGAACTCTCGAACAACTGTACGATATGGTTTAACTTCCTCAATGTAGTCTAAATAGAAGTTTTGATTATCTGAAATATAACTTGGGAATTCTTGTAGTTTACGAATGCTTTGTGTAGCACTAATAAAACTAGTCTTAAATGCCCAGTCAATGTTACGTTGCTCTGACAATATGTATTTTATCATAATAAAGAAAATATCATTGTAGTCTTTTGCTAAGTCGTCGATGAAGATTTCTTTTTGTAGTGCAACTAGAATCTGACGTAGTTCGCGGTCAGGAATAGTTGTTTCTGCGCCAGGTAGTTGGATAGTGCCTGATTGGATACCTACTGTGGTTGTTTCTAAGTTTGCATCAACATAATATATTACAAAGTTACCATTACCGTTGTCTAATACTTTAACATAGGTATCGGGCTGTAGTGTTAACTTGCCAAATTCTAAGTTATTAGCAACAGTAACGTTGATGGTTGTTGTTGGATCAAAATTTGGATCATACCAGTCTGCGTAATACCAGTACAAATTAGTTTTGTATTTTTGTACATAATCCGATCCATCGGGGCGAGTGGCTATGGCCCAGGCAGAACCAGTCCAAGTATATATTGCCCATTTGGTAGAGTATGTTGAGTCGTTGTGAACTAATACTTTATCTCCGGCACTTAACATTGTAGTGTCAATGTATCCGCGTTCGTCTAAGGTATCAACAGCTATATCAAAATAGCCAGCGCCAGCAATAGGTTCAGCTTCACTGCTGTTGAGAATACTCAATACCTTACGCTGTGTGACTGGATATGCTATGAGCTTTTGATTAACAATACTTACGATGTTAAACAGGGCTGTGTTAATATCCATTATGATTGTTTGTCTTGGACGTATCGAAAGTCCATAACGTCTACTTGGAGGTAGCGCAGGATCAGGAACTGGATTGCCTTCAATGTCGATTCCAGCAATACTGTCATTGATTTTGGATATGATTGCTGTGGGTAGCTGACTGGCAGGATTTCCTTCTTGCACTAGTGCGTATTCACTGTGTACCAGGGCTGTGTCACCAACGTGTGTGCCCAGCTCAAGCACAGTACTCTGTCCAACCAATAAATGATTA